GATTTGTTGAAGCAGTATGGGCCAGCCGCTGTAATGGCAGCAGCTCGTAACGTTGCTGAAATGATTGGAGACGTTGAAGAAATTGGTTCTAGTGATGTCAGCGCATATGTCAAACGTGTAGTTCAAAGTTTAGACAGCGGTGAATTTGCTCACTTAGAAGAACAAGTCAATGAACAACAACTAAACGAATTTCTTCCAGCTCTAGGTGCTGCGTTGGGTAGAGCAGTCGTAGGCGCTGGTGCAGGCGCATTAGAACGCGGTGCTGCAAGTCTAGCTGGCCAAGCAATTGGCAGTGAAATTGAAAACATGTTCTCGGATGAAGAAGTTGACGAAGGCATGGGCGGTAGTTATTTTATAGTGTTTGATGATGGGCGCGAGCCATACGGTCCTGTAGACCAACAACAAGCACAATCCATTGCTCAAAGAATGTCAGGTGCAGAAGTGATTCCGGCATCTCAGTTGGCAGCATATCAACAAGCCAATCGTCAGGATGCAATGAAAGGTTCTGAGCCAATGGAGGCCGACAATCTAAGCACATTTGAAGGCCGTTGTAACATGACAGCCGAAGGCGAACAATGCCCTATGCACGGGCTAAAAGAGTGTGGCATGGAAGAAAATTTGGACACAGATGGTGTTATGATGACCAGGGCCAGTAACATGAGCAGTGAGTCAGTGGATCCAATGTTGGCTAGAATGAAATCATTGGCCGGTATATTGGCAAAGTAAAACTGCAATTAGAACAACAGCGTCATAAATATTCATTGACGCTACTTAAAAAAGCGTATATACTACTACAGTGATATACGCTTTTTACATTGTGTCACAGGCAACGTAACATCTACACAATAGATAGGCAACACATTTTATACTACTTAGAAAGGCAACTAAAATGGCATCATTAGCAGAAATCAGAGCAAGACTAGCAGCTTCAGAAGGCAACAAGCAAGGCGGTCAATCATCAGGTGGTGATAATTCAATTTACCCACACTGGAATATGGAAGAAGGTTCATCAGCAACACTACGCTTCCTACCAGACGCAAATACAAAAAACACATTTTTCTGGGCAGAACGAGCAATGATTCGTTTACCATTCAACGGAATCAAAGGTGAGATGGATTCCAAACAAGTCATGGTTCAAGTACCCTGTGTGGAAATGTGGCAAGAAGCTTGCCCAATCCTAGCAGAAGTACGTACTTGGTTCAAAGACAAATCATTGGAAGAAATGGGTCGTAAGTATTGGAAAAAACGTTCATACATTTTCCAAGGTTTTGTACGTGAAAACCCAATGAACGAAGACAAGACTCCAGAGAATCCAATTCGTAGATTCATTATTGGTCCACAAATTTTTGCCACTATCAAGTCAGCATTGATGGATCCAGAGTTGGAAGAATTGCCAACAGATTTACTACGTGGGTTAGACTTCCGTATCACAAAAACAGCCAAAGGCGGATTTGCTGATTACTCTACTTCAAAGTGGGCACGCAAAGAGTCAGCATTGACAGAAGCAGAACAAGCAGCTATTGATGCACACGGTTTGTTTGATCTATCAACATTCTTACCAAAGAAGCCAACTGATGTTGAACTCAAGGTAATGAAAGAAATGTTTGAAGCGTCAGTTGACGGTCAACCATATGACACAGAGCGTTGGGGACAGTACTTCCGTCCAGCAGGTGTTACAGCACCCACAGGCGGTTCAGCCCCAGCAGTAAGTCATGATGAAGATGTATCCGTGGCTAAAACTATACCTGTTCCTGTAGCAAGTGCGTTTGACGACGAACCAGCAGTGGCCAGCGCACCAGTTCAGGCAACTGCTCCGGCTGCTGGCGCTAACAAAGCCGAAGATATTTTGGCAATGATTAGAGCACGTCAACAGAAGTAATCCAAATATAGGGGAGTTTGTTCTCCCCTATTCCTATTTTAAATTAGAGGTAGCATATGGCTAAGCCGTTTGATGTAAGTAAATTCAGAAAAGAAATTACAAAATCAATTGATGGATTGTCAATTGGTTTTAACGATCCAACAGATTGGATCTCAACAGGAAACTACGCCCTGAACTATTTGATTTCAGGAGATTTTCACAAAGGTATTCCACTAGGAAAAGTTACTGTGTTTGCTGGAGACTCGGGCGCAGGTAAATCATATATCTGCTCAGGCAACATTGTCAAACACGCACAAGAGCAAGGCATTTTTGTCGTGCTGATTGACAGCGAAAACGCACTTGACGAGCAATGGCTCAAGGCACTAGGAGTCGATACGCACGAAAGTAAACTTCTTAAATTGTCAATGGCCATGATCGATGATGTAGCCAAAACAATTTCAACATTTATGAGTGACTACAAAGCATTACCTGATGGTGAGCGTCCAAAAGTTATGTTTGTGATTGACTCATTGGGTATGTTGTTGACACCCACAGACGTTAATCAGTTTGAAGCTGGTGAAATGAAAGGTGACTTGGGTCGTAAGCCCAAAGCATTGACATCATTGGTTCGTAACTGTGTCAACATGTTTGGTAGCTACAACGTAGGTATGGTATGTACCAATCACACATACGCATCGCAAGATATGTTTGATCCAGATGATAAAATCTCGGGCGGTCAAGGTTTTATCTATGCATCAAGTATTGTTGTTGCTATGAAAAAACTCAAACTCAAAGAAGATGAAGATGGAAACAAGGTAAGTGAAGTCAATGGTATTCGTGCTGCCTGTAAAATCATGAAAACACGTTATGCCAAACCTTTTGAAGGTGTGCAAGTTAAAATTCCTTATACCACTGGTATGAGTCCATACTCGGGCATGACTGACTTGGCTGAGAAAAAAGGACTACTCAAGAAAGAAGGCAACAGCCTAGTATTTGTTACCAGCGATGGAGAAATTATCAAACAATTCCGTAAAAAGTGGGAAGCCAACGACGATGGATGTTTGGACAAAATTATTGCTGATTTTAAGAATCAAAAAACTGAGGTAAGTACTCCAGACGAAACGGTAGAAGGGGAAGTATAATATGTCAGTAGATTTAGCAAATGAAGTTTGGCAAGAACTTAAACGCTATGTTAATAGCATAGATCGTGCAGAAGCAGCCGAGGCATTGGTCAGTGTGCTAATTGACAACGACGTCAGCGCCGAGGAAATTAAATCAGCATTCAAAAGCGACAGCGAAGTCAAACAGGCACTAAAGCAATATCTTGACGATCATGCTGACGAAGATGACGAGGATGATGATGACTACGAAGAAGAAGAGGACGACGATTACTAATGTGGTATAGTAAAGTCGTTTCCAATCTTGGCAATATTCCAGATTTTATTCAGTACTACGAACAAGAGTTAGGAGATGCCAAGCGCGATTGTAGGATTGGTGGATTGGTAGAGAAAAACATCTCCGCACTACCTGGTATCACTGAGCACAGATTTAATCAGCTACAAGAGATTGAAGCTGTGCTTAACTTTCTTAACATTCAATTACGTAAAATTCGCCGCCGGCATTTTCAAAAGTATCTAGAAGCATATGCTAGAGCATTAACGTCAAGAGATGCCGAGAAATATGTTGACGGAGAAGATGAAGTCATTGACTTTGAAACTATTATCAACGAAGTAGCATTGTTGCGTAACAAGTGGTTAGGAATACTCAAAGGTCTTGATGCCAAACAGTGGCAAATGGGTCATATAGTACGTCTAAGAACTGCTGGCATGGAGGATATCACAATATAATGTTTAGAAATTTTGAAGAAAGCCACGCTCACAGTTTACAAACATTAAACATGTTGTACGAATATGACGATTTTATGGCCAGCATTGACACAATGGTAGACTTAGGTTGTGGCACTGGATTGGATTTAGAATGGTGGGCAACAAGAACAACAAGAGATGACAATCCTCAACCTTTGGATATTGATTGTATCGGTGTCGACCAGGCACCGCAGTTATCTGTGGCAAGAAAATATTCAAACATTACATATCAATCAGTGGATTTTGAAACCCAAATACAGCCAAAGAAAAAAAAGTTATTTGATGTATTATGGTGTCATGATTCTTTTCAATATGCAATTAACCCAGTAGAAACTCTAAGTCGTTGGTGGCACATTGCCAGTGATGATGCTATGTTAGCAATAATTGTGCCACAAACTACTAATTTTTCTAAACGCCAACACGCATTTACTCAATCAACAGGAGTGTACTATCATCATACATTGGTTAGCCTAATTCATATGCTATCAGTGGCTGGGTGGGATTGTAGATCTGGATTTTTTAAAAAAGAGTCAAACGATCCGTGGCTAAGTGCAGTGGTGTACAAAAGTTCTCACAAGCCAATGGATCCAAAAACTACCAGTTGGTATGAGTTAGCTGATCGAAAACTGTTGCCCGTATCGGCTGATACATGTATACACAAGCATGGTGAATTACGTCAACCGGAATTAATTGTGCCTTGGCTTGACAAAAGTTTGATGCACTTAGGACTTCAATAATCTCAACAATGGCACCCCAGACTCAATTTCTGGCATAGTCCATTCGGTATGTGCAATAGTTTCTAACCACCCTTCACGATCTGGCCTTGACGGATTTTCTATATTGGCAATATCTAGATTGCCCACTGGTGCTGCTAAACTTGTGATTCCAACAAATGCCGGAACACCGTTTATAATAGCTTGCGATCCAGGGCCCGAGTTGTGATTGATCACAGCCCATGTTGTTTTAAGACACTGATCATAATTAAAACTGTCGTAGGTGCCCGGAACAGGTTGAGGACTCTCAATAACACAACCTGGAATGTTGGCAATACGTTGTCTTGGATGCGGACGTATTACCATGGGCTTGTCGCTATATTTTCTGATCTCGCGAGCAGTTTCTGTTAACCAAGCTACTGTAGGAGGTTGTCCTACCCATTGTTCACTGTCACTGCGCTGACAGGCAATCACAATGTTGTATCCTGCGTTGCTCCAAGGTTTTGTACTGAGTCCCAATGCACTGGCACGGTTGGGTATGAGTTCTTGACCATAATCGGCGTTTGACCCTGTGCCGTTGATGCCTAGTTTCCAGGTAAAGCCACGTCTTAGCATACCTACTTCAACAACAACAACAGGTCGTCCAGTGGATCGATACAACTCCCATATCTGTTGATTTGGCTTCATACGACCGGCCCATAGCAAGGACCAAATTACTGCTACATCTGCTGAACTATCCATGCTGACGTGCTTAATACCAATGCAGTCAAGCCCAGCACGAATAGCGGCAAATACCGGCACACTGTTTAAAGCTCCGTACTGATCAAAAATACTTACACGCATAATTTTTAGTTAAATATTTAACATGATTATCCCACCACTGCTCGGAAACCTTGATCAGCCTGCTTTTTTCATTTATGCAGCAGCTGATGCCAATTACTTTGATCATCATGCTCGTCCACTAATCAACAGTGTGTTGACAAACACGCCCACCACTGGTATTCACATACACATCTATGATCCACGTCCAGATCAGCTTGAATTTTGTCGTAGTCAATCTGGTGTAAGTGTTAGTCATGAAACGCTGGACCCTGTACAGTTCAACAAAGTAACTGTTCGTTGGTTAAAGAGAACTGACTTTGCCAATGATCGACAACGTCAAATGTACAAAAAAGGACAAACTTTGGGATCAGAAGGATTAAATTTGTTGGTACGTCAAACCTACTATGCCTGCGCAAGATTTATTAGATTGGCCGAATTGATCAGACCCGGACAACGTTGTTTGGCCATAGATGTAGATGGCCTGGTCCGAGCATCCTTTGAACATCAGTTGGGCCCAGCGGATTTTTACCTATATGAAAAACCCAAAGACGGCACACACCTAGCCGGCGCACTGTTGCTGAATGGCACTGCTGGCACCC